AACGAACTTTGTTACTTCTTTGAATAGACCCTTGTAAGCACCTTGGAAGTAATCTGGTGACAGAAACGCACCGACCTTCCGCATATACTCATCATTGGTCAGTAGGTTCCTCAGTATCGTCTGTTCCAGATTGATATTCATCTTCTTCTAACTCCTCAATTTCATCATATATTTCATCTGTGGCAAGAATGTCACCAGACTTCTGATCTTGTGCGACCATCGTCCCATCTGCGATTGACATTTCTATTACTGTGTGTAGTATTCTACCAACAAAGTCTTGAAATGGCAAGTCTTCTTTTGATAAATCGTCATCAGGAGTAGAAATAATATCGAAGTTGAAAGAGATTTGACCATCTTGGTCACTCTCTCCCTCAACTCCCACAAACTCAATTGCACCAAATCTGATTACCGTTTCGGGAAACTCTTCGAGGATGCGAACATCCCATCCATGACCTTCTTCGGATGGGATGATCTTGAAATGAACATCTTCACTTAATTGTGATTCAACCTCATTCTGCATTGGCGATTTCATCCATGTCTACTTTCTGTGCCAACCCGATAGAATACTGGGACTTGATGAACTCTTTGAAGTCTGTTTCTGCGAAGACTGGTTCCCAGAACTCTTTTTGCATCGTGTCCTTTTCTCGAACTTTTGGCATAACAAGTTCGCCTGTATTCCTATCAACACGACAGTACCAACCGTTAGAAGGCTTAGCGACATAACCACCAGCGAGAGCAACGTCCAACAGACCGCTATAAGGGGCAATACCACCTTCCCAAGTAACCGTGATAGGGATTTTAGATTTTTCTTTAACATATCTTGACTTATCCACATTGATAATAAAACGATAACCCTTGATTTCAGTTCCGACTTTATCCTGTTGTCTTCCCAGAATCCAGATGTTGTCAGCACTGTAGTAAATACCAGTACCTCCACCTACGATGTCTTTAGGGAAGAGACCAATCTCTTTATATGTGTGGTTGACGGCAAGCATAGGGATGTTTTTCATAGTCAGATACGGAGTACACATTCTGAACAACCCTTTAAGCGCTTTTGCTCGGGACATATCTGCCACCGACTTTTCATTGATTGCATCTTCAAGTTCTTTCTTGGATGCAAGATTACCAATAGAATCAATGACGATGATAACGTCATCATTCCTGTCGATATTCTCGAGTTGACCGATTAAGTCAAATTTGAGTTCCTCGACATTGGCGATGGGTGTGTGTAACACCCGAGCGGTATCTACCCCGAACTGCTCAAAGTAAGATTGGGGACTACCAAACTCACTATCATAAAAGAGCAGTACAGCGTCCTTCTTCGACTTCAGGTACGCACCCGCCATAAGCAGTGCGAACGAGGTCTTGAAGTGCTTTGAAGGGCCAGCAAGGACTGTTAATCCTGGCGTGACACCACCGTCAATACTTCCTGCTAACGCAACGTTCACCATTGGAACATCGGTCGGCACCATATCTTTCTCTGTGAAGAACTTACTCTCCGACAACACTTCCGTTGTCTTGATCTTGCTGTTCTTCTTCAGTTTGTCCATTATACTTGACATTATTTGATTCCTCACGTTCATCTAGTTCATATTGTTTTCTGTAATCATTGTTTATATTAACACACTTCTCAATTAAAGTCAAGTCTGTATCAAACAAAGTAAATGCTTTTGTGTCTTTAGGGAAACACGCACCACCAAATCCACGTTTACCATCATAGCCAGGCACTCGTGTATGACCTACACCGATTCTCTTATCTCTACCAATTGCATTTGCAACCGTAGGGAAGTTACAACCAAACTTGTCAACCGCATCATATAACTGATTAAAGAAGGTCACCTTAGTTGCAAGATATGAGTTCACACCATACTTGATAAATGCGGCCTCTGTCCCACTACAGAACAAGAAGTCATCTGCGACACATAGACTGTATATGTCATAAAGTTCGGCAAGACCACGACACGAATCAGGATGACCACCAATTACATGATAAGGTGCATTCACAAACTGTTCTTTCGCATTCGACTCGGTCAGGAACTCAGGATTGATAGTCAAACGTTTAACATCTTCTTCAAACACAGAAGAGAATAAACGATCAACAACATCTGGTGTAATTGTTGATTTGACAACAACACCACCTTTGGTATGTTCCAACAGTTTCAGAACTGCATCTTCTACGATGGAAGCATCAACAAACCCCTCATCAGACATAGGTGTTGGGGCACAAATAAACGACACATGAGGTTGCCACTCCACCAGTTCATCAATAGTAGTACCATGTTTGGGGTCTACATAAAACTTCTCAATGTCTGGATGAGTAAACGCATAGTCTACCGCACCCCCAACAAATCCATGTCCCACAATACCAATTCGCATCTTTTCTGGAGCTCTTGGTTGTTCCAATTCTCCCCCAACTTCTTCTACATCACTCATCATTTTACTCCGTAATATTCTTTGAACCATCTCACAAAGGCAGATACCCCCTGTTCGATATTAACTATGGGTTCATAACCCAACTTTTTCAACTTAGATGTGTCACTCCAAGTCTCTAGAGTATCCGCTGGATGTCTAGGTGCAAGAAGTATCTGTGGTTCCACATTTAGTTCACTACTTATACAATCGATAAAGTGCATCAACTCTACCTGTTTACCTCTACCGATATTGAATATCTCATTTGGTTCAATATCAGAGAACAGTGCGAGTTTGATACCTTCCACAATATCACCGATATAGGTAAAGTCTCGTTTCATATTACCATAGTTAAACGCCTCGATTGGAGCGCCACGTTTTAGTTTATCGGTGAATTGATATAGTGCCATGTCAGGTCTTCCCCATGGCCCATAGACAGTAAAGAATCTCAGTCCCACATTGTTTAGACCAGAGATTTTGAACTGACATTCGTTACAGTACTTGGTATATGCATATGGGTTCAACTGGTGACCAGTAACCTCATCTTCTGTCCAACCAGTCTTGGGGATAGGTGTACCACCATAGACCGAACTGGTAGATGCATAGACAACCTTTGCAACCTTATACATCTTACATACTTGAATAAGATTCTGTGTTGCAATAATATTGTCTTGGTGATACAGTTGTTCATTACCAACCGAATCACGCACACCCGCACGTGCAGCAAGGTGGATGACGATATCAGGTAATTCCTTGTTAAACACCTCATCCAAGTCATCAAAGTCTTTTAGATCACAAGGAATAACCCTATGACCAAAGTATTCAACTCTATCATGTTTTATTGTTGGGTCATAATAGTTATTGTAGTTGTCAACACCAACAACATCAAAACCATCCTCCAACAAATTGTCCGCAACGTGACTACCAATAAACCCTGCGGCACCAGTTATCAATATTTTCATACTTACTCCGTAATTAGTCCTGTATTATATAGACTTTGATTAACCATTGCGATAGATATACTCTAATGCACGGTCTGCTTCCTTATCCAAGGGACGATTCTTGTACCAGTTACCAGTCTCAATATCCAACTCCGAACACATCTGTGCAATCTGAATGGCAGAGATAGGATAACCTCTCTTGTACGCATTACCCGCAGTCGCAATCATTATGGAATACATCTTACTGTACCAACCAGTCTCACTGATAGTCTGATATTCCACCGCCATTCGTTTAGGGAAGAATGGACAATCACGATAGGATGTCCAAGACACATCGGTCATCTCCAGCGCATCTTTGCGATACTGTATTACGGCTTGTTGCATCTCAGGCGGTAACCTCTCTATAAATGTTTTACCAGTAGGTTCGACATATGAATGTTTGTTCATCAACATATCAGGGTCAAGATGTACACCCTTGTTGACAAAGACGAAACTATATGCATCAGGATATTGTGCGGGAACGTAGTACATTCTCGAAATATCCTTGGTCTGTTTGTCACCCAGTCCATCAAACTGTTTGTTCATAGAGAACCAGAAGTGCGGAAGGTCTTTACTCTTTACCTGTCGGGTCAGGGGAAAGACCAGTCTGAACTTGGGTTTCTCATGGGTCGATGATGCAGTATTATAACATACATAATGAAATCGACCATACTTCTCCGCAAGTTGTTCCTTTAAGCTGTCACTAGGATTGAGGTTGGAATCAGGACGTAGTACATAATCATCCACATCAAGAGCAGCCCAACCGCCCCATAAATCAACATTCTTATTAGACCTCGTAGTATCGGGAAAATAACGAGCAGGACTAATAAGCACAGAAGAATCTCGACCACCTTTTCTACCCTCCTTATCAAACATATGATATAATAGTTCTTCAAACTTCTCCCACGATTCAACCTCCATTCCCCGATGGGTCTGGTTGTCAAACGTGTTTTTGAATATTGTAAGTGAATATTTCATTGTGTTATAATACCACAGTGGTCAGTTAATGTCAAGAGAAAAAATCATCTAATGACGAAGTTGGTTCGGCAGTCC